AATTATCAGCATTAGCAAATGATGGGACTTTTCGAGTTATATCTTTGTCAGATGGCTCTTCTTCTAATAGATTATGGTTATATTTTACAGTAGGAAGTAATTTGATACAAGTTTTTGATGGCACTACTATTATTGCTTATACAATAGTTGTTACAAATATGATAAAAGTAGCAGTAGTTTATGATAGTAACGGAACGAGAATGTGGGTAAATGGTTTGCAAGTAGGTTCAAATTCTTACGTTGGGTTTAGTGGATTTGACAGATTAAATTTTGATGATGGTGCTGGTGGTAATAAATTCTTCGGCAAAGTAAAACAACTACAAGTCTACGATACTGCTTTAACAGATAATCAACTTATACAACTAACAGGAGAAGCAGGTACTCACTTTTTTGAATCTTATGCAGAGATGGCATCAGCATTAACTTATACAATACAATAATGGCGAATCCAAGTTTACAAATAGGTAATAGTAATTGGGCAATAAAAGAAGATAATCTTTTAGGCTATAGTACGGCAGGTACAAGGTTTATACCTCAGCCTATAACAATGACAAGAGCATCAGCAGGTACTAGAGTTAATCCTCAAGGCTTGGTTGAAACTGTTGAGTTGTTGGGTAGTGAGTTGGTAACTAATGGAGATTTTGCTACTGATACGGATTGGACTAAAGGTACAGGTTGGACTATTAGTGGTGGTACTGCTAATGCTAATACAACAGGTAGTTTTGTTAACTTAACACAAAACAATGTATTTGAAAATGGTAAAACATACAAAACTTCATTTACTATTACTAATTATACTCAAGGAGAAATTAGACTAACACAAGCAGGTATTGATATATCAGGTAGTCAAAACAGTTTAGGAACTTATGAAACAACATTTACTTCTTCAAGTGCTGATGCAAGGTGTATTATGCAAGGAATTAATTCTTTTATAGGTTCAATAGAGAACGTATCAGTAAAAGAAGTAACAAGAAACAATCTTGCAAGAGTAGATTATGATGGTACTGCTTCTTCATTATTAGTAGAGCCACAGAGGACTAATTTAGTTACTTATTCAGAAGATTTTAGTCAATCTTTTTGGACAAAAACCACAGCAACTTTAACTACAGGTTTTGTTGCTCCAGATGGAACTACTAATGCTTCTAAATTAAATGCCACTGCTAATAATGGACAAGTTTCATTTAATGTAGCGACTAGCACAACAGACAACAAATCTATATCAGTTTTTGCTAAAGCAAATACATCAACATCTCAGCTAAGAATTAATGAAGAAAATTATAATGGAAACCTTACACTTTTTGATTTAAACTTAGGTGTTATAATATTTAGTAATGGAGCAAGTAGTAAAATGGAAAATTATGGTAATGGGTGGTATAAATGCACACATATTCAAGATTATGCAGCAGGTCAAACATCAGTTGTTTTTGCTTTGAGGTCGCAAACAGTAGATAGTTTTTATTTGTGGGGTGCGCAAGTAGAAGCAGGTTCTTACGCTACATCTTACATACCTACAAGTGGTTCTACAGTTACAAGAGTAGCAGACCAATACTCAAAGACAGGTATTAGTAATTTGATAAATAGTGAGGAAGGGGTTTTGTTTGTTGAAATGGCTGCACTTGCAGATGATTCGACAGATAGAAGAATAACTATGTCAGATGGAACAACTCAAAATAGAATGGCTATTGGATTTGATAATGCATCCAATAAAATTAAATATTTCTTAATATCATCAAATATTACACAAGTAAACAAAGATATAAGTGTAAGCAATATAACTCAATTTAATAAGATTGCATTTAAGTATAAATTAAATGATTTTGCATTATGGGTAAATGGTGTAGAAGTCGATACTGATACAAGTGGAAGTACGTTTTCTGCAAATACTTTAAGTGTTTTAAGGTTTGCTGGCTACTCGGGTGCTTCACAAAACTTCTACGGCAAAGTAAAACAACTACAAGTCTACGATACTTCGTTGAGCGATACTCAATTAGCAGCATTAACTTCATAAATAAAAAGAAATGAATATATATAAATTACAATACACAGACAAAGCAGAAGGAGATGCTGACTTACTTGCTAAAGGTACTTATGAAGTAGTAACTGAAGAAGGTGTTACTCAAGAAGTCTATATTAATGGTACACAGGCAATAGTCTATATAGGACAGATAGTAGAGATACCTGCAACTTATGACAAAGATGGACACGAATTAACTCCTCCTGTTTATTATAGTGGAGTATTCTATGACTTAATGACTACAGAAGAATATGACTTTGGAACTAATGAGTTATTTCCAACAGATTGCGTACATTCGTTTTTAGGATATGCAAAAAATGCTGAAGGTACTGACATAGACCCTGATGAATTAATAATAGAATAAAAATGGAAAATATACTAAGTGTAGATTTATCAAGTGAAACAAGTCCAGTAGTACAAGAAGTACGAGGTCGTGAATATATAGAATATGGTACTGAAAATTGGAAAAATTTATATCCACAATTTCTTATTGACTTATATTACAATTCTAGTACTCATGCTGCTATTGTAAATACTACTTCGGAAATGATTTCAGGAGAAGATATTATAGTAGAAGAAAATGATAATCTTGAACAATTTGTTAAACTTAAAAAATTCTTAGCTAATGCAAATGGTAAAGAATCTCTACACGAAGTATTAAAAAAAGTAAGTTTAGATTTTAAACTACAAGGTGCGTTTGGTTTACATATTATTTGGAATAAAGCCAAAACAGAAATAGTAGAAATATACCATGTTCCATGTGAACGTATTAGAGCAGGTAAACCTAATGATATGGGTGTAGTAGATACTTACTATATTTCAGCAGATTGGTCTAACACAAGAACAAACAGACCTACACCTATAGCAGCATTTAATAGTAAAGACAGAACTAATCCTAGTCAATTATTATATACTGGTTTATATAGTCCTAATATGGATATATACCATACTCCTGATTATTTAGCAGCAAACAACTGGGCGTTAGTAGATTCTAGAGTATCTGAATTTCATCTTAACAATATCAGTAACGGATTTTCTGGAAGCTATATGATTTCTTTTGCAAATGGAATACCTACGCAAGAGGAGAGAATGCAGATAGAAAGAAGTTTAGCAGATAAATTTACTGGTGCTAGTAATTCAGGAAAGTTTGTGTTGACTTTCTCAGATGATAAAACTAGAACTCCTGAAATAACTCCTATATCAGTTAGCAACGCAGACAAGCAATATCTTGCGTTACAGGAACTTTTAGTACAAAACATACTTACAGGTCATAGAGTTACTTCTCCGATGCTTATGGGTATTAAAAACGATACAGGGCTAGGTTCTAATGTAGATGAGATGAACGCAGCTTTTGAGATATACTTAAATACTGTTATTGTACCTTATCAAAAACACATACTAAAAACATTATCTAAAATATTTGATATTAATGGTATAAATATTCCTTTATCTTTCGTACAAGCTAAACCAATTACTACTAAGTTTTCAATAGAAGATTTGAAAGAGGTAATGACTCAGGATGAGATAAGAGAAGAACTTGGATTGAAACCTTTAAATGATGAAGAACTAACGGCAGAAGATGATGATAACTATAGTTTAAAAAAAGTAGGTACAATAGTTTCTGATGGTAAAGAGTTACCTTTATTTGATAGTATAGAAGAAGCTGAAGCAGAAGCAGAAAGAATAGGTTGTAGTGGGCATCATATACATACGCAAGATGGTAAAGATTATTTTATGCCATGTCAAGACCATGATCAATTAATTAATTTAAAAGATTGTGATTGTGATAAGAACAAAGAGAACTGCGACAAAAAGTGTTATGAGAAAACTGAGTTAGATGCTTTCTTAGAAACTGTTGAAGATATTCCAGAGGGTTGGGAATTAGTAGATGAAGAAGTAGTAGATGGAGAACACGCAGACTTTGACTTTGAAGATGAGTTAAATAAAATAGCTAGTGAAAAAATAGAGTTTGCAACTACTGGAGTTGCTAGACCTGATTCTAAATCTGAACAAGATGGTATATCTAAAAAAACATATGACTATTATAGAGTTAGATATGTATACGCACAAGATAACTTTTTAACTAGAAAGTCAGGTAAAAAAAGAGATTTTTGCCAAAAAATGGTAGAAGCTAAAAAACTTTATCGTAAAGAAGATATAGAAAGAATGTCTACTAAAAGAGTAAATGCAGGATGGGGTAAAGGTGGTGCAGATACTTACGATATATTTTTATTTAAAGGTGGTGGTAATTGTCATCATTTTTGGTTAAGACAAATATACAGAACAGAATTAGGTATATCTGTAAGTACAAAGATTAAAGATGCAGATTTAGTAGGATATACTAAAGCAAGGTCAGAGGGGTTTACTGCTAAGAAAAACGACAAGAGAGTAGCTATAGCACCTAAAAGAATGAAAAATAACGGATTTGTAAAAAAGAGATAATATGGCATACGTTTTATTTATATCAGAAGAAAAATTAAAAGATAGCACAAGTATATATGGTTCAGTAGAAACTTCAATGTTACTTCCATTTGTAAAACAGGCACAAAAATTATACTGCGAAACAAAACTAGGAACTAAATTAAATGATAAATTAAAAGATTTAATTGTAGCAGGTACAGTAAATAATGTAGGTAATGAATACTATGCAACATTATTAAATACATACATAGGAGATTTTCTACCTAACATGGCTTTGTATCATGCACTACCTTTTTTACGTTTTAAGATTGAAAATGGTAATATATATTCTAAAACATCAGAAACTGGTACTGCATTGACTACATCAGAATCACAACACTTAAGAAGTGAAATTTTAAATACTGGAGAGTATTACATTGAAAGAATGATTGATTACATTAAAAACAACATTAGTCGTTTTCCTGAGTACAATACAAATTCAGGTGCAGATGTATCTCCTGATTCAAATGGTTTTTCTTATCAAGGAATGAATTTAGATAGACCACAAGGACAAGGAGATAAGATAACTCTTAGAGATTTTTTAACTCCTGATTTAACATAATGAAGAAACATTATAAAGTAAAAGAAGAAAATAAAACCAAATTGATTAAATTTTTGAGAAATGCCAATACAAAAAACAATACAGGACAGTCTAGAAGTAGCAGCAGTCAACGGAACAGTCTTAAGCGTAACAACGTTTAGCAACATAGAGATAGCTTTAAAAATTATTTTGTTAGTTGTGTCTATAGCGTACACGATTGACAAGTGGTATAGTCAAAAGAAAAAGCACAATGAAAAAAAATAAGTTAAACAGTACAAATCCACGATACAAAAAAATTCAAGAAGTAGAAAAAACTAGAAAAGTTTTAATCAATAATGTAAAAGGGATTAAAATTTATGCAGTCTATAATATATGATAAAACATTTTAAAACATCTGAGTTTGATAGTCCTGATAAAGTTGGTAGTGGAGATAAGATGGATAAAGATTTTTTAATGTTATTAGATCAAGCTAGAGAATTAGCAGGAGTACCTTTTAAAATTACAAGTGGCTATAGAACAAAAGAATGGAATCTTAAAGTAGGAGGGCGAGTAGGTTCTAGCCATTGTAAAGGTTTGGCAGCAGATATACATTTGCCAAAAAGTTCAAGAGAGAGATTTTTAATTATCAATTCAATCTTAAGTGTAGGAATAAACAGAATAGGAATAAGTTTTAAAAATGGTTTTCTACATTGTGATGTTGATAAATTAAAAGATGAGCAAGTTTTATGGAGTTATTAATTATTAATTTTAAAATAAAAATCAAATGAAAAATTATATTCTTACACAATTACTTACATCAAAAAAAGTTTGGTTAGGTATTTCATCTATTGTTATACCTTTAATTGCAACAACTTTAGGTGTAGATGAAGATGCAGTATCTAAAATTTGGTGGAGTTTAATTGCCATGCTTATGGGGCAATCAGCAGCAGATTTCGGAAAGTCTAAGAAATAAAAGATAATTGTCTGTAAATGGTAAAAGACTAAGATTGTCCTCTGAAGAAGTTGAACTAATCAACGAGTTCAGGGGGCAAAACTTAGACAACATAAATGGTAATACTGCACTAGACATACATCTTAAAGACAGAGGTATTAATAAAAAAGATGTTGTTAGTGTAAAGCATTGGCAAAGTATGTCAGGAGAACTAAGATTCTCTATAGTTACAAAAGAAGATTTTGGTGCAGAGCAAAAGAATTTGCTTGAAGATATTAAAAACTTAATAGATAATCATGCACCAACATATCCAACAATAAAAAGAACTAAGGGAGAACATCTTTTAGTTATAAATCCTGCCGACATACATATTGGTAAACTTGCAGTAGCATTAGAAACTGGAGATGAATATAATAGCAAGATAGCTTGTGAAAGAGTTTTAGAGGGTGTTACAGGGCTTTTAAGCAAGTCTAAAGGGTTTAGTATAGATAGGGTGTTATTTTGCGTAGGAAACGATATTTTACATATTGACAATGTATACAATCAAACTACGGCAGGTACAAGGCAAGATGTAAATGGTAAGTGGTGGGAACATTTTGAATTAGCTTTAGATTTATATGTTAAATGTGTAGAGATGCTTAGAAATATAGCGCCTGTAGATGTTGTTCATTCAATGTCTAATCACGATTATCAAAGTGGATTTCACTTAGCACACGCACTTAAAAGTTGGTTTAGAAAAGCAGAAGATGTTACATTTGATATAAGTGTAGCACATAGAAAATACTATAAGTATGGATCAAACCTAATAGGTTTAGAACATGGAGATGGTGCTAAGATGGATAATCTTCCTATGCTTATGGCTAATGAAAGACCAAATGATTGGTCAGATACTAAGTATAGATACTGGTATTTACATCACTTACATCACAAAATTAAATACAAGTGGAGAGATGCAAAAGATTTTATAGGAGTTACTGTAGAATATATGCGTTCTCCAAGTGGCACAGATAGTTGGCATAGCAGAAAAGGTTTTTGTGGAGTTCAAAAAGCAGTAGAGGGTTTTATACATTCTAAAGAATCAGGACAAATTGCAAGATTAGTACACTACTTCTAATCTATTAAAAATCAATAGCTTACATTTATTTAACATTTAAATTGTTAATAACTTATTTAATTACTTTGTTAATTAGCAAATTAATTAATTGTATATTTGCAATCTAATTATAAATAAATTATATGAAAACTCAATACAAAGTTATTAATAGAAATAACAGAAAAGAATACACTTTAAATGCTGAAGAACTATCTAAGTTTTTTAAGCATCAATTAATGTCGGATTATGCAATATCAAAGCTACCTTCAAAACAAGAATCATTCCTTTTAAGTTTAGCGATAGGGTGTTTTTCTTTAGCTTTTATAGTTACTGCAACTAAAATTGTAATGCGATGGTTATAGAAAGATTACCTACACCGACAAGACCAACTCCTCAAAGGTTAATAGAGATTCAAAAAGAGCATCAAGAGGCATTACAAAAGATATATGATAAATGTGATGATAGGATAGTTCATGCTACACTACATTACTTTAAAGGTACTACTCAAGTATTAAAGCAAGTACATTATTTAAGTGGTGCTAATGGTAGAGCAATCTATTCATCAGATGATGATAGGTGTTATAACTCTTGTATAATGGTAGGAACAGAGTTACAGATGGCTAAGGATAAAAGTGTATATAATATTACAGGATCTTATTCTTACAATCTAACAGAAGAAATGTTAAAGATGTATGAAGATAATGATAGACAGTTAATAATAATTAAATAATAATAATAAATATGAAAAATAGTAAAGTAACAAGTGTTCAATCAAATGGAAGTTGGGAGGGTAAATATGGTGTTATGTATAAATTTGAAATTGGTTTTGAAAATGGAGATGTAGGAGAATACTCATCTAAGAATCAAGAACAAAATAAATTTGTAATAGGAACTAATTCAGAATATGAATACACAGATGGTAAGTTTCCTAAAGTAAAACCAGTTTATATAAAACCTGATTCTTTTAATCAATCAAGTCCTAAACAAGATGTAAATGTAAATAATTCAATAGCGAGAGCAGTAGCTTTTAAAGGTGCTATAGATTATGATAATCAATGTACACAAGAAGATGTTATAAAAAATGCAAAGTATTTTTATGATAATTGGCTTTGTGATAATAATGTTGTGCAAAAAAAAGTAGATAAGGTAGCTGATCCTAATCAATATGCTTCTGCTTTTGATGCAAAGTTTAAAGGTTCTACACCTGATGATTTACCTTTCTAAAATGACTGATACAGAAAAGTTTATAAATATATGCGACCTTACTACCAGTTTAGTAGGGTTGCATAAAGGTTCTTTAGCTGATAAAACTAGAAAGCAAGAATATCAGATACCTAGAATGGTAGCATCTATAATTGCTTTGTTAGAAAAAGAGATACATTATAAAGTTATAGCTAAAGTTTTAAATAGAGATAGGAGTTTAATTTATCATTACAAAAAAAAACATAAGTACAATTACTCATCTTTTCCAAAGTATAGAGATATGTTTAATCTTGTATACAATTCTTTTAAAGAAATTGATGTATCTAAAAAGATTTTTAAGACAAGAGAGGATTTAATGAGTTGTTTAAAAATAGCAGGTATTAAGTCTGTAGTCAAACCACAAGTTAAAATTAAGATCAAAAGTGGAGATGCACTATTTACATTAAATACTAACTATTTTGATTTTTCAAATAATATTAATATTATTAAGGAATCATTAAAAGATTATGATTACAAAACTAATATAATAACATTATGAAAGAATTACTAAGTAGTACGGCTTTTTTAGTAGTTAATAAAGAACTTGCTAGAAACATAGGATTAAAAGAAACTATTTTACTAGCTGACCTTATAAGTAAAGAAGAATACTTTATTAATAATGGAATGACTGATGGATGGTTTTTTAACACAGAAGATAATATATTTAAAGATACTACACTTACTCCTTATCAGCAGAGAAATGCTCTTAAAACTCTTAAAAAGTATGAAATAATAGAAACTAAGCGTAAGGGTATACCTGCTAAACAATACTTTAAAATAAATGAAGAACAAGTTATTAAGTTTCTTAACAACAAGTCATCAACTAACTTAACAACTATTAATAAGAATAAAGAAATAATATTAAATAATAAATTATCTATAAAGGAAAAATTTATTAATCAGGTTATGTTTTTTGATTACCCAAAAGAAATGAAAGAAGATTTTATTAATTACTGGACAGAGGGTAAAAATAAGATGAGGTATCAAAAGCAGGTAACATTTGAAATTAAATTAAGATTGGAGAGGTGGTCAAAAAATTCTGCTAAGTGGGATAAACCAAAAAAGAATAATAATACAACATCTCATTTTCACAAAGCAGGAGGTGATTATGGAGATGGAACATTTTAAGATATGAGAACAATAGAAGATACATTTAAGATTACAGACTTTCTTCAGCCAAAAGTTTACAATAGATATAGATTAGGAACAAAAGAAGAATTAAAAGAAATGTTTGTAAAATCATTTAAGCATTATGATCGTACTATTAATGAGTATAATCATAAGCCAGAGTATGATAAGGTTATTGACTGGATGGTAGATACTAAAGGCAAAGGTTTAATGCTGATGGGGGATTGTGGTACTGGTAAATCAACTATATTAAATTATGTAATACCTGCTATTTTTAGAACTTTAACAAACAAGATATTAAGAAGTGTACCAGCAAAAGAATTAGGTGTAGTAGAAAGAAATAAATCTCCTTTTATTATTATTGATGATTTAGGTACTGAGAGTATTAAAAATGATTATGGAACAAAAATAGATGCAGTAGCAGATGCAATATCTTATGCAGAGGATAGTTCAAAAACTTTACTGGTAACTACAAATCTAACTCCTAAATCACTTGATGAGAGATACAGTGATAGGACTTTAGATAGACTTAGGAAATGTAAAGTAGTTGTAATAAAAGGAAAAAGTTTTAGAAAATAATAAAAACTATAGATATGAAAGCAGAAAGTATAGTAGAGGAATTAAAATATAGAAAAGTTATAGCTTTAATTAAAAAAGAAAATTTTATTGAGTTAGATAATTATTTTAAATATAGTGGTATGCAAGAGGTAAATAACAGATTAGTATCTTTAACACCAACTTATAGAAAAGATAATACTTTTAAATTAATAAATGTTATGACTAAGTATAAATTAAAAAAATTAAAATAACTAAATTATGAAAGAAAATTATAAAGAACTTTATGAAAATGTAGAATATTTATTTTTAAATCAAAAAAAAATAACTAATAAAAAACAAGAAAAAATATATTGGTTAAAAACATTTACAGAATTTATAAAAGAAAAAAATATAAATTTATATAATGAAGCAACAAAACATACTAATAAATTAGAGAGTAATAATTATTTTACTGAAGAAGAATTAAAAAAATTTAAATCTTAAATTAATTAAATGAAAACAATTAAAATTACTAAAGATCAAGTTAAAACACAAAAGGATGCAATTAAATGGCATTTAAAAAACTATGGACATATTACAAGTTGGGAAGCTATAAAAGAATATGGTGCTACTAGACTTGCTGATATTATATATAAATTAAAAAAAGATGGTTATAGAATACATACATCTGATTTAAAAGTAGAATCAAGATTTGGTAAACAAACAACTATAGCTAAATACTTATATTTTAAACCTACACCAGTATTTGAACAAAAATTAATATGGGGTTAAAGACAATAAGTAAGTTAAAGAAAGAGTTAGATAAATTTTTTAGTCTTTACATAAGACTTAAATTTTCAAGTATAGAAGGAATAGTAAGTTGTTGTACTTGTGGTAAAATGGGGCATTACAAAGTAGGTATGCAATGTGGTCATTTTCAATCTCGCAGACATCATTCTACAAGATGGAATGAAAAAAATTGTGCAGTACAATGTGTAAAATGTAATATGTTTGAACAAGGAGAGCAGTATCGTTTCTCAATTTATATTAATAATAAGTATGGAGAAGGAACTTCAGAAGAATTAGAAATGGAAGCTAGGCAAATAGTTAAAATGTCAAGATCAGATTATGAAGAAAAGATAACTTATTATAAATCAGTTGTTAATAAAATTAAACAAGAAAAAAATATAGAATAATATTTATTATTATATTTGATAATGGAAAAACCAATTTTTTCTAGTACAAAGCATCAAATTTTAGTTTCGGAGTATATGAATTTAATGTTATCATCTGTTAAAGAATGTTCTACAAAATCTAAGTTTGAAAATTTTAAAGAGGTATTTAATATAATTATTGAATATCACAATGGTTACGGAAAAAGTGTAGGTATGGGTAACTGGAATGATTGGTTAATGATTCTACCAATTAATTTATCAGTTATGACTAATGGGTATTTTGCAGGACTAGAAACAAAACGAAATGCAAAATCAATAAGAGTATACAAAGTTTTATTAGATAAATATTTAGAGGATTTAGTTTTAGATTTATCAGAATTAGAATTTGTAAATGAATAAAATTTATATAGAAATATCAAAGCTAACTGATAAGTTTATAGAGATGTCTTATGGTCTTGTTCAAAATGAAACAGAAATAAAAAACGCAGTACAAGAGTTAATGCTTTATTTTCTTTCAATGAATCCTGATCAATTAAAAAGTATTTGGGAAAAAGATGGTAGGGATGGTATTATAAAATATGGTGCAGTAGTTTTAAAAAGAAGTTACACATCTGTAAGAAGTCCTTTTTATTATAAGTATAAAAAATACTACAGGAACTTAGTTACACCTACTGCTAATTATTCATTTGCAAAAAATAACTTTCATAAAAGTATTTATAATTTACCAAATGTAAAAGTAGATACCTACCAAAATGATAAGATAGAACTTATAGAAAAAGAATTAAATAAGTTGTGTTGGTATGATAAAAAAATTTTCGAGTTATATTATGGAGAGTCTAATACACTAGATAGTCTCGCAAAGAAAACTGGTATAAGTAGGAATAGTTTATTTACTACAATAGATAAAGTAAGAAATATATTAAAAGAAGAATTATTAGATGAGTAATTTTTTTGTCAAAGATGAGGTGTATCAAGAACGCATAGCATTATGTAGAGAATGTGTTTATTATTTTAAACCTACAGGAACTTGTAAGGTCTTCTTATGTTTTATGAAAGTAAAAGCTAGGATAGGAGTAATGGAATGTCCTCAGAAGTATTGGAGTAAGACAACAGAAGTAGAAAGACCTGATCACATACCTGAAGAACTAATAGAAGAATGTCTATTGATTTGGGATGATGTAAAGACTGGAGTAGCAAAAAACATAACAGTAAAAAAGAAAATGATTGAATTGTATAATACAATACATGGTACAAATTATAAACCAACAAGTAATTGTGGAACTTGTTTAAATAATTGTTATCATGGAATAAGACAAATAGTAGAAAAACATAAAATATAAAACATGAAAGATAAGACACCAAATTATTATACAGGAAAAGTTTATGGATATAAAGCATTTGATATTATAGAGGATTACGAATTAAACTATAACTGTGCTACTGCACTTACTTACATTTTGAGAAGTGATAGAAAACATAGTAGTGCTGATGAATGTTTACAAAAAGCAATAGACCATTTAGAAAATGAATTAAAAATTTTAAAAAAAAACAAACCTAGAATAAGTCATATATAACTAAATAAGGGAGAGTAGGCGTATTGCCAAAAAATAACCAATTAGATTTTAGATATTTTTCTTTTCAACTCTCCTTTATTTTAAACAAAACAAATATGGAAAAAACAAAAAAATTATATTGTTCTAAGACTTGTAATATATTTGAAATGCAATTTGGTTTTTCTTATCCTGTTGCAGCTTGGACTACAATGGGAAGAAAAGATACAAGAACAAAGGCACATGGTAAGCAAAGAATAGAACTTAATAAAAAAGCTATATGTTAAAATATCAATGTAACAAATGTGAGATACAAAAAGAATTTAGCAAGGTAATAATGAAAGTTGAAAACGGAAAAATTATTAATGTGGGAACAGAGTGTCCAAACTGTAACGAGTATATGCAAGAAATAGAAAAAGAGTTTGGTGGCTTTCCTTCACTTAAAAGAACAGAACCATCATTAAGTAAAAGCAAAGATAGATTGTGGAAAGATACTAAGTCTAAATTTACTAGCTAATGAAATTTGTAATAAAGGATAATAAAGACAAGCAAAGTCTGATAAACTATTTAAAGGAGTTAGGAAACGATTATATAGTTGATGTAAAGAAACAAAGAAACAATAGATCAAATATGCAGAATAATTATTATTGGAAATGTATAGTGCAAGAATTAGGAAATTCACTTGGATATTTCCCACAAGAAATGCACGATATACTTAGGGCTAAGTTTCTTAATGAATGGGAGATGTTAGAGATAAACGATAAGAAAGTAGGTATAAACAAAATAGGAAGTACTGCAACACTAAACACTAAAGCATTTGAAGTCTATGCAGAACAGATTAGGATATGGGCTATGACAGAGTTAGGTATAAGATTAATGCTACCAAACGAATACAACTAATTTCTATTATATAATAGATTTGAATAATCAATCTTTTTCAATTATGGATAAACGAATAAACAACGGAGGTAAAAGAGAGGGTGCAGGTCGTAAAGGCAAAGCAGAGGAACAGAAACTAATAGAGAATCTTACACCTATGAATCCTGATGCTTTAAAGTCATTAGAGATAGGTTTAAAGAACAAGGAACAATGGGCAGTTAAATTATTCTTTGAATACTTTTATGGTAGACCTCAACAAAGAGTTGATGTTACCAGTAATAGTGAAACATTAAATATACCTATAATAAACTTCATTGAATCCGAAACTGAATAAAAAGTATAGTGTACTATTTTCTTCTGATTGTAGATACTATATAATTACAGGAGGGCGAGGTTCAGGTAAGTCCTATGCAGTAACTGTATTTCTTACTTTGCTTACAATGGCACAAGGCATAAGAGTTTTGTTTACAAGATACACTATGGTATCTGCACATCTATCTATTATACCTGAGTTTTTAGAAAAGATAGGTTTATTAGGATATGATTCTATCTTTAGTATTAATAAATCAGAAGTAGTAAATGAATCAACTAAAAGTGATATACTATTTAGAGGGATTAAAACTTCATCAGGTAATCAGACAGGTAATTTAAAATCTTTAACTAATGTTTCAAATTGGATTTTAGATGAAGCAGAAGAACTTGTTGATGAGAATATATTTGATACTATTGATTTAAGTATAAGAGAGAAGAACATACAGAATAGAATTATATTAATACTTAATCCTACAACTAAAGAGCATTGGATATATAAAAGATTCTTTGAAGATAAAGGTATACAAGCAGGTTTTAATGGTATTAAAGATAATGTCTGTTACATTCATTCTACTTACTTAGATAACAAGCAGAACCTATCAGATAGTTTCTTAGAAAGGATATATACACTTAAAGAAAACAATCCTAAAAAATATCTACACAAAATTCTTGGAGGTTGGTTAGATAAAGCAGAGGGTGTAGTATTTGATAACTGGACAATAGGGGATTTTAATCCTGATGGTTTACAAACATCTTGTGGTATGGACTTTGGATTTTCTATTGATCCTGATAGTCTTACAGAAGTAGCTATAGATAAAAGAAAGATGAAGATATACATTAAGGAACACATTTACAGAAATGGTTTAAAATCTCATGAGTTAGCTAAGATTATATTAGACAAGGTAGAAAACAAATTAATAATAGCAGATAGTGCTGAACCAAGACTAATAGAAGATTTAAGGCATCTAGGAGTTAATATAAGACCAGTTAAGAAAGGAACTATAGAAAGTGGTGTAACTCGTATGCAAGACTATCAATTAGTTGTTACTGCTGAATCTACTAACATAGCTAAAGAATTAAACAATTATGTATATGCAGACAAAGGTTCTAAGTTATATGTAGATAATTACAATCATGCCATAGATGGAATCCGTTATAACGTTATATATCATTTAGACAATCCAAACTTAGGTAAATACTATGTGCAATAAAAAAAGGTGCAATTCTAAGAATTAACACCTTTTAACTAATTAAAGCTATGAAAACGATGCAATACTACGATATTAAACTAAATTAACCAAATTTCTATTATATATTATGCAGGTAAAAATTAAAAAAGATGGTAAGCAAAAAAACTACAATCTTATTAATAGTTGGGAAGATGTAACACTTGAGAAATGGTCTAAACTAATTAATAGTCAAACCAAATCTAAAACAAAAGAAGCATTAGATACAATAAGTGTTTTATCTGATATACCTGCAAAACTTATTAAGGAGTTAAAGATTAGTGATGTATCAGTTATTTTAAGTAAGATAGCTGAGTTACAATCTAAAGCAAATAGTACCTTAAGAAGAATTATTAAAGTAGATGGTGTTGAGTATGGGTTTCATCCTAGTTTATCAGATATTAGTTTAGGAGAATATGCAGACTTAGAAACATATATACAAAACGGAGTAGAAAAAAACTTGCCTAATATAATGGCAGTTCTTTATAGACCGATTGTAGAAAAGAAAAATAAATTTTATACCATTACATCTTATGATGGTAGTGGTGTAAGAGTTAGGGCAGAGAAATTTAAACAGATGAAAGCAATTGATGTTAATAGTGCTTTGGTTTTTTTTTGGACTTTAGGCAACAAACTGTCAACGATTTTGCCATTGTATTTAATGGAACAAACGAAGAAAGTGATAGAATCTCTACAGATGAACAATTCGCAAAAAAGTGGAGTTGGTTTGGTATAATGTATAGATTAACAAATGGAGAGATAGTAAATTTAGAAAGGATAACAAAGTTAAGTTTATATGAATGTTTAACTTGGTTAAGTTACGAAGTAGATTTAAATGAAATAAAAACAGTTCAAAGATGACACATTTTAAAAATTACAACAACACGATAGATACCTTAAAACAATTAGGTTCTAATCACTATCAGATTAAAACTGTTACTACTGGAGATATTTGGGAGATTGATTTAGAGAAAAATACTTTATTTCCTTTAATGCACATCAATCCAATTAATGCAGTAGCTGGTACTCATCAAATGACTTTAAACTTTCAAATCTTTATTATGGATTTAGTATTTAATGATGAGAGTAATGAGCAAGAAGTCTTATCAGATTGTTTAAGTATATGTAATGATCTAATAGGTACACTAAAGAACGGAGAGAGTCTTTATCTGTCAGGTGCAAGTCAAGGAGAAAGTCCTGCATACTTTACAGAGGGAGATGTAACTATAGAACCATTTACAGAAAGATTTGATAACTCAGTTACTGGTTGGGTATTTACTTTACCAATAATAATAGAGAATAACTACAATACTTGTATAGCACCACAAGCAACAACATACGCAGGTAAATAATGTTTAAAATAAAAATAGGAAAATTAACAATACAATTAATACCACCAAAAATAACTTATAAAATATAATTATGGCAGATTTAACAACAACACTATCTGAATCAGTAACACTTAATGGTGCAGTTAGAGGAACAACAAACACAGTAACAACTACAGGAATAAATAATGTTTATGAAAGAATTGTAACTTGTACAATAGATGAAACAACACATCTTGCAACTTTTAATTCTGATTCTTTTGGTTCAGCAGTTCAAATAGACAAACAAGATGTAAGGTATATCAGAATAACAAATCTTGATGCTACAAACACTTTAGAATTAGCAGTAGTTGGTGCAGCTACATTATACCAAGTATTACTAAAAGCAGGTCAATCACATATACTTTGTGCAGCAGAAGCAGTTATGTTAGCAGAAGCAGATACATCTCCTAGCTTTGGTACTATGGCTGACTTAACAAGTATTCAAGTTGAACCTGTTGCTACTTTAGATGTAGAAGTATTTGTAGCTAGTGTATAGTGGAAGCAATAGAAAGATACTTAAATAGCTTTGGACAAAGTGTAGTAAATAAATCAAAAGGTATACTTAAAAAAAAGAAAAAGGTAGTAACTGGAACTCTTTTAAATAGTATATCTTATACTTTAAGTGAAAGTAAGCAAGGATTTACATTAAAGTTTTTAATGGCTGACTATGGTAAGTTTATAGACAAAGGGGTATCAGGATCAAAAAAAGATAGATATTATGTAGACTATAAAGGAAAGAAAAGAAAAAGTCCTTTTACTTATGGTAAAACAAGAGATGGTAGTTTAACTAGGGCATTAGATAAATGGATTGTAATGCGAGGTATAGCACCAAGAGATGATAAAGGTAGGTTTATATCTCGTAAGAGTTTAAAGTTCCTTATAGCTAGAAAAATATATACACAAGGTAAAGAGGGAATTAGTTTCTTTCAAAAACCATTAAAATTAGAAATGAAAGGTTTTACTACATCAATGGGTAAGGCACTTAAAGAAGATATAATAAATACAATAGAGAAATGATAATAGAACAAAAACCTTTATATAATACTTTACCAATAGGACAAGATATAATGTTTACAGTATCAGATGAAACTATTATAGTAAATAATTTTCAGCCAAAATTTACTGCTGAAGTTTATGTTGCAGATGAATCTAGTAATTTAGGTTTAATTGCATCAAAAGTTGCAACATTAAAAGTAACTCCTAATAACAAAGGTGTAGGTATTTTTTCTTTACAATCAATATTAGAAAGTTATGTAGAATCTCAACAAGAAGGTGTTAATTATTTACAAACCAGTATTAGTCAGTTTAAAGGAGTTAATTATTCATTAGACAATCCACATCCAATACATCTTATAGATAAGTTTTGTGTTAATACTAAAAATGCTAAATATTTTGCAATATCATTTAACGTTGAATATTATGAAACAAATACATTAGATGTTTTAAAATTTGGTAAATCTGTAAGAACAGAAAACTATTTATATTTTAACGGAGTTTTAGATTATGATGAACCTTTAGTATTAGATAAATCAAATTATGGTTATAATTTAAATGTTCCTAAATTAATTTTTAATGATACTTACGGAAGTTTAGGAAAGTTTATAAGTAACGCACCTATAGAACAATATGCACGATTAGAAGATTATGGTACACTATCATTTTTTAATTTCTTAAACACATCTACAAATAGTTTTCAAGTAGGTACTGATAATGCTACTAATAACAGGGTAGACAATATAGAAATAAGTCTGTATAATAGTGCAGGTGCATTATTAGTTAGTCCTTTCCAAATAGATTGTATTGATAATAATGGAGGTTGGCAACATATAACAGATTTTTCTGCTGCTAGACTTTTATACTTTGGTGCTTTTCCTGCTAATTTAGATGGATGGAGTACAGTTTGGGATACATATAAAACACAAGTAAGTTATTATACTATAAAAGCATTTGATGATCAAACTACTGAAATAAGCCAATTATATAAAATTAACATAGTAGGTAATGATTGTAAAGGTTTTGAATCAATTAGATTAACTTGGTTAAATCAATGGGGAACTTGGGATTATTATACTTTTAAAAAGAAATCAGTTAAGTCATTACAAACAAATAGAACATCATATACACAACAAGGAGGTACTTGGAACAGTAATACATTTAGAATAAATGGGTATAAAGGTGGAAAGAAAAACTTTAGAGTAAATACAAAACAACTTATAACAATTAATACAGATTATATATTAGATAGTGAAGCAGTTTGGTTTGAAGATTTAATAAATAGTCCTGAAGTGTATTTGTTAAATAGTTTTAATAGTTCTTTACAAGATAATAGAAGTGGTATAACAAATAAATATGTAGAACCTGTAACATTAACTACATCAAGTTATACTAGGAAAACTAAAGCTAATGATAAGCTAATACAATATACTTTTCAATTAGAAAAAACTAAAAACAAAAGAACACAAGCAATATAATGTCAATACAATTAGTTTTATATCCACAAAATCATGATGGAGTTTATACTACTACATCTTTTCCTGTATTAAGAGAATATGTATCAGATGGTAAGTTTTTTAATTCTATTAATTTTTTATCAGGATATGATGCACCAACTACATCTACAAATCCTGCATTTGATGCTTTAACATCTTCTCCTGCTATACCATCATGGAAAAAATTTAGAAGTACAAATACATCGGGTATATATGGTATTACAACTATGCCATCTCAAAGTTTTCTTAATAGACTTGTTATAAATTCTTCATCAAGTAATTTATCAAGTAGTGGTGTATATCAAAAAATACAAAATTTATATGTAGGTGTACAATATGAATTAAATATAAATATAACACAAGCAGGTGCAGGAGGTATTTTAATAATTGGTAATTCTTTATCTACTAACACAATAGGAGGAGGTTTGGTAACTCAATTAAGTACATCAGCTACTGGAACACAAACAATATTATTTACTGCTGCTAATACTACAGAAACATTAATATTAGATTATAGGAATAGTAATGGAACTACAATTAGAATAAATAAAATTAGTATAAAAGATAAAGTAAATGCACCATCTCAAACTTACGGAGAATTATCAGATGGACAAGTAATCTGTGATACTTATGAAGAAGAAGATATACCATTAACTTTATCAATAGATAACTTTAAAAATGTAGCTGAAAAAGTACAGAGTTATTCTAAAGATTTTAATTTACCTGCAACAAAAAGAAACAACAAAATATTTACACATTTATTTGAAGTAACTAAAACACAAGATGGTTTAAGTTTTAATCCTTATGTAAAAACTGAATGTATATTAAAACAAGATGGTTATACTATATTTCAGGGTTTTCTTAAATTAATAGACATAGTAAACAAAGAAGAAGAAATTAGTTATAATGTTAATTTATATTCAGAACCTATTGCGTTAAAAGATATATTAGAAAATAAAAAGTTTAGAGATTTAGATTTTTCTGAATTAGAACATGATTACAACAAAACAAATATAAAAGCAAGTTGGTATGATTCTACTGGTATTACATTAAATACTCCATTAAGTACAGATTCTAATGCTTATGATCCTACTTTAACAGATCCTACATTACATACAACTGTATTAAAATACCCTTTTGTAAATTGGGTAGGAGATTTTGAATTAGATGCAAACGATAATATTATACTTGCAAGTTTAGAAGATGCTTTTAGACCATTTATAAATTGTAAATATATCTTAGATCAAATATTTAGAGATACAAATATTTTTACATACACTTCAGAATTTTTAAATACTTCAAGATTTACAGATTTGTTTATGGACTTTAATTGGGGAGAAGGTAATGCACCAAACGATATAGTTCATTTAGGAGAAGCATCACTATCAACTGATGATAACATTGTTAATACATTTACACCTTTAAATTTTGATGCTACAACTTTTACACCTGATTTTGGATTTGATTTGTCTACAGATATTTTTACTTGTACTGCTGACAACACAATATATCAATTTAATTATGGTGCAAGATTTGTATGGTCTGATGTAAGTAGTGCTTTACAAGTAAGATGGTTAAAAACTTCAGGTGGTGTTACTACTGTAATTAATCTTCAAGGTACAGTAGTTACTTCAGGTTCTTTACCTTTTCAATATCTTTATCAAGGTACTATTAATGTAACTTTAGATGATGGAGATACTTTACAATTTCAGGCAGTATCAACTGTTTCTTCAGGTATTAAATGCACATCAGCATTAATTACTGGTTCGGTAACTTTTACTACAATGACTAATTCAATTTTATTAAACACTTTAAGAGGGGATTTAGGTCAGTGGGAATATTTAAAAGGATTTTTTAATATGTTTAACTTAGTTGTATTACAAGATAAAAACAATCCTAATAATTTAATTATAGAACCATACAATGATATATTTATTAAAAACACTTCAGGAACTTCTTTAGCATCTAGAAGTATATTACATGATTGGACAGATAAAATAGATGTTACTGAAATAAAACTATCTCCATTAGAATTAGTTAAAAAAACTATTTTTAAATATGTTGATGATGATGGAGATTATCCTAGAAATCTTTATAAAAATACAACTAATAAAGATTATGGTAGTTATTCTTATCCATCTTCTTTAAATCCTGATTTAACTTTACTTACTGGAGAAGAAGAAATATTAGCTACACCATTTGCATCAACTGTTGTAAAACCAATAGCAGATTATTTAGGAGAATTTATAGTACCTGTAATCTATTCATCAAATGATGATAATACAGAATTTGAAAGTTTTAATAATAAACCAAGAATACTTTATAAAGTTTCTGCTAGTCCTTTTACTTTGTCAGGTTCAGTAACATATAAAATACCTACACAAAATTCAGTATCTGGAGAAAATGCTGAAGATTATTTGAGATTTAGTCATACTTCTGCTTTACCATCTACAATAGATGATTCAGATTTAAATTATGGAGAGATTCAATTAATAGGTACTGTAGGAGATTCTCCTGTAGATAATTTATATAATACTTATTGGAGTCCTTACTATGATGAGTTATATAATTCTGATACAAGATATATGACATTAAAAGTAAACCTTAACGCAGCAGATATTAACCAGTTTAATTTTTTTGATCAAGTAATGATAAAAAATAGAAACTATAGAGTTAATAAAATAGAATACAAGCCAAATGATTTATCAACTGTTGAATTTATACTTATACCATAATGGAATATAAAAAAGGATTTAATATAAAACCTAAAAAAGTTTTAAGTACAGGAGAGATTAGATTTACTGATGGAACAAATGATGTAATACCTAATCAATTAGCTTGTGAAGCATACGGATATGTTTACAATTCAAATACTGGTACTTGTAATGCTTTTGAATTTAATTCTACTTTAGACAGAAAATTTTATGATATACACAATAATGTTAGTGGAGGTACAACAGAAAACGGAACAAAAAACACTATACTTAATGGTCAAAAGAATTTAACTAAAGGAGGTAATATAAATAATATTATAAACGGAGAATTTCATGAATTAGAAAATGGTATAAAAAATTCTATAATTCTTGCAGGTTCTTATGGACAAGCAGAAAATCAAGGAGAGGTAGTTATAGGTGGAGGTGGTTTTAACGAAGCATTAGGTTTAGGATTAAGCCAACAATCATTTGTACAACAATCTAATAAGACTTTAGATGCTACAGAAACTGCTTTACTTACTCAATACTTACCAATTACATATATACAAAAAGTAAAAAATTCAGTAATAGGTTTTGAAGCTAATGTAATAGGTGTTAATTATGGAGGAGAGGGAGAAGTTGGAGAATATGGATATGTTCAAATTACAGGTGCAGTTACATTTACAGATGGT